GGAAGGGGACCAAATCTGTCAATTTCCCTACCAGCGAACTGGCAGTAAACCGACGAAACCAATGTTTTGTTCCAAGACACAGGAACAGACCATTCACTTAACCTAGCGAGGTACTTCCTAGCCACTTCCGCATCGGAGATAATAACATCATCTCCCAAGACGCAGAAATTACTTGGGTTTCCCCCACAACCCCTAATTAGGAGTATATGGCAAAGGGTGAACGCTGCAAAAGAGGGTCCTACCCCCATAGGCTGGCCACGTGCAAAAGTGACCTGCCCATAAGGAGTAGTCCAGGGGGATAATGAAACATCCCTCCAGAAGTCGATATCAAGTCTCAGCTTAGGGAACAACCTTTTAAGGATGCTCACTTGAACCGAAAGGGGAAAGTTGTCTGTAGCTGATTTTAGGTCAATAGAATAGACTTGACGTCCACCCTCCAACCACTTTTTCGCCAGGGAAACTCCTTTCGACTGATCAAAGACACTACTCTCTTCGAGATGCAACAGCAATGTGCTGCATGCCGTCTTAAGACGAGAAGTCACAAGTTGTATCATGCGGTGTGGATTCGCAATGAATCTGACCTTTAGGCCGCGATCTTTTGTTAAACCCACTATCTTGCCCACGCGGTCCTCCGCAAGGTCCCAGGATAAATCCATGAGATCTCCTACAAAGTGTCCGGTAGGGTTCTGGTATACCTCGTCTACTAAGACTTGGTAGCGCATCAACAAATTGGGGCATTCCCGAGAAAATAACTCGTAGTGCTCTGAATCTGTAGTTATAGACTCAACCTGCTTTAGGTTTGGCACTGTCTTTGAGCTAGATCTAGAAAAGCTAGAATCAAACGATACCGTTCGGGATATCCGTCTACCTTCAGCCAAGACTGATGGATCAATCTCAACGTGAGTATTCGATATGCTTACGGGTGCTTCAACCGAAGCCTTGTAGTCGGCGAAATCCAGCTCCGTTACCGAAGCTTTCTCCCATCGACCATAGACATTCAGTATGGCGAGCGCCGCACTTAACCCTCTACGGCCTGTCCTAGAAAGGTCTAATACAGAACGAAAGTCTCCCCAGAAGCTACCTTTCGGTGATCCGGTCTGACTCAGAAGTTCCATTTTCAGCCTTTTTAGATGTGACACCACCTGCTTAATACCCCGGCATGCCTCCATCTTTTGGAGACGTAATGCTAGGTTCTTAGCGGCATGTGACGACAGGTATAGTTCATATATCATCCTTAAACGTTCAGCCTCTTCTCCCGTTATGTAAATATTGGGTGAAATCATGATGCCCTCGGGGTCATGTAAGGGTTACAGCCACCTATAACTGTGTGGCTTGGACAGTAGTAAAGATTCAACGAATTCATCTTAGCTATTTGAGAAAAGCTAAGATTCTCTGGGATATCGACTCTGCTTTCACAGTAGGGACGTCCACAGAAACAAACCTAGGTGTCGCGGGAAATTCTCGCATTAGCCTTGCGTTTTGACGGCGCAGCTTTCGCTTTTGATTTCTACTCAACTTTGGTCCGGTTTCAGGAGCTTGTACAAGAGTCTTTGGAAAGGAGCTACCTGGTAAGGAGATGTTTACTCCCTTAGCAGCGGTTCCGACACTAGACCCGGCCTGACTTCCGATCTTCTCCCTTCTCTGTCTTAAGACCTCCATCAGATTAGACAGCACGAGATTCAAAGCCCGCCTATCACCAACTTCCAAAAGTCTTTCTTTCAGGAAGAAGGCAAAAGGGGCCGGCTTATTTTTTCTCACGCTGCTACTGATAGAAGTCAACAGGGATAGGAGGAGACCATCC